GTGTTATAGATGCGTTGCTCCGCCTGCTTACTCATTACATTGATTGAGGTCGTTTCAAACGTGTTCTGCGTGTAATCCGTTACCGCAGCTACAAGTTGAGCGTAAGTCATTGCCATTGTGTAAACCTTATGCCATCGGGCCACGGGCCATTACGCCTTTGGTCGCTGCGCCGGTACCACGAATTTTGATACCAGTTGTCTTAGCTGCTGGCGCTGGATAACGGGAAATATTACCTACGGACATATTAACTGTGCCAGCATCACTGCGATCAGGACCAGAACCAGGGTTAGTAGAAACTTTAACAACTTTACCGGTCATGGTATGGGGTGTGGCATAGACCTTAGCATCGCCAACTTCTTTACCCATCATTTTTTTACTAAATGTAGCCATGATTAACCTCCACGCTGATTAACAACTTTTGCCATACCACGACCCATAGACTTCATATTGGCGTTGGTTTTACCGCCTTTAGCAAGTTTAGTCATAGGCTTACCGGGATGCAGCTTTTTTTCGTGTTTATGCACGGCTCCAGCCATCATCTTCTTGTCTTGTTTTAAATCCGCTTTGTTCATTTTAAGCTCCTTAAGATATCGTTACTGTACCAACAAATGTCGTTGCCACCAAGTAATTCGGTGTCAATCCTGCATCATTTAAACTAGACCCACCTACTGGGTTCCAGCCCCACTGAATATCACGCGATCCACCAGATAAATTTCCAGCAGAGTTAACACCAGAAGTTACATACGTTGTATCCCTACGAGGATTACGTAATGCTTGTGGATCATCTACAGGGAACGTACCTAGCATTAACTGCGGCTGGTCTGGGTCCCAACACTCAGGGCAAACTAACAGTTGATACAGACGCTGCTTAATGATCTCAGTCTTAAGCTGTTTTAATTTGTACTGCTGCCCACAACGATCACATTCAGCAATCGCTATCTTGCCTGATGCGTATCGATTACCCATTACGTTGACCCAATAAACATCTGACGAGGAACAAACCTAATTGCTGCTTTCTCTCGGTCTTCACCAGCGGCAATCTCAAAGGTTTCATCGTAAATCTGTTTGAGCATTTGAATACGCGGCATTAGCTCAGGAACTTTGACAGCAATGTGGTACGCCAATCCAGCCACAAGACACGGCAAAAAGCGAAAGTTCATATCTGCTGTAGCGGAACCCGCGCCAGCATCTTGCACCCTACGCAGTCGGTAATACACAAACTGATAGGTAGTAGAGTTATCAGGTGTGGGCCACACGGTCACAGCCGGAAGTTGTGGGACAAAAACCGCAGTCCCGTCGGCTTGTGCAGCGGCTGTTGTATTATTCTGACCACGGAATACACCACTTAGGGTATTCCCTGATACGTATGTGTAGTAAATATCTTCTGTGCCAAGGCGAATAAAACCTGATCCAGCTAGTCCAACCACCGTGTTAAGCGTGATCGTCGTTGCCGTGGAGGTGATGGCTCCATCCAAGACCGCAGTCGTTGGGTTAGTTTCGCCAGAAAGCCTCTGAACCCAAACTTGGATTGGACGAGCTTGCTGTAATTTGTTTGGAATGGTCGCATAAGTAGAAACACTAATACGTGTAATAGTTAGGTCAGCTTGAGTAGAAGCTGTATTCTGCCCAGTGCGAATAACGTGTTCTAACAAATCAATGGTGTCTGTAGGTAACGCATACGTTGCTAGACCGGGAACAAGCGTAATAACACCCTGCTCCATGGTCCACATGTTGATGCCCTTGTTCTGCCACTCAATAGTCATCAGGTTCATAGAACGACGAGCTGTCCGCAAGTCGTAACCTGAACGCATCTCCCGACCCGCCCGCTCCCACGCTTCCTCGGCAATCTCCGTGAAGTCCATATTGAAGAGGGTTGAGCCGGTAGTGGTCATTTCTTAGCCGCTCTCATGTTGTCAACTAAATTTGGGTACGGGCGACCTGCTGCTTTAGCCATAGCTTTTGCTTTAGCTTTCTTTGCGGGATCAAGTTTTTTGGGTTTACCTAAACCTTCGGGTCTTGGCTTATCCCAAACTTCGCCGCCTTTAGCGTACTGAGTAAAATCAGTATCGTCTCGGCGAGCCTTCTTCACTGCCTTGGGCATCTTGGAAGGCATGATGTCACCCATACCGCGACTGGCGATCATGTCAGCACATCCCGCCAGATTTCATCGTAACCATAGTGCCCTTGGTCTTGCCTTTAGTACAGCAACCATCAGCGCGGCTAGAAGCCGTCATACCACCTTTAGCATAACCACGCTGGCCGCGAACAGCGTCGCGTGGGTCTTTCTTTTCAGGCGCGTATTCGGTGTTGGTCAAAGACTTAGAGTAAGCCTTTTCAGTGGCCGTATTCATCTTACGGTCGGCCATTTCTTCCCGTGCTGCTTTTTCTGCTGGGCTCATAAAATTCTCCTTAGTACATTCTGCCGCGGGTTTTACCGCGTTGGGCGATGCCATCAGCACGTTTAGAAGCGGAAGAAACTGAACCGCCGGAACGGTAAGGCTTACCGCCTTCGTCAATGTTTTTCTTACCGGAACTAAGATTCTTACGCGCTTCGGCGTGTTTGTCAGAAGGTTTGCGGCGCAAGCCTTTCTGGTCGTTTAAATAATCACGTAAGTTATCAAAGCCAGAATCTTCCAATTCTTTCTTAGAAACAATGCGTGGCTTTTCCGCAACAGGTTTTTTTCTAGGGCCGGTATTCTCAATAATCTTACCTGCGTCTTTTTCACCTTCTGCTACAGCACGATCTCTTGGTGAAATATAAGGTCTGTAACCTTCATCTTGAGGTCTATCAATAAAATCAGTCCCCGCCGAAATATCTTGCTGCATTACGCGGCTTCGTTCCATCGCGCGTTTTTTAAGCCTGTTATCTTCATACTCCGCATCGCCAATACTTACTTTGCGTGGTGTTAGTTGATTTGCCCCAGCGCCATATTTTTTATACGCCTCAGACTTTGGGTCGTCAATGTTCCCCGCTGTTATCCTAGACACATCAGATTTTAAACGGTCAAAAAACGACCTTTTATCTTCAGGGTCTGCTAGCGGTTCTGTGTCTTCACCAGTTTTAATAGCCATGATAGCCCCTTAAATTAACACTTGCCGCCATTTTTCATGGTGATCATTTTGCCTTTGGTTTTGCCTTTAACAGCAACACCGTCTGGTGTTTTGCCAGTTTTTACTTTGCCCATTGATGTCATACCGCCACCAGCCATTTTTTTGGTTTTAGCCGCGCCGCCGCTGGAATATCCACCCATATTCATCTTTTTCATATCGCCACCTTGTTTAAAAGTTTTGCCTTTATCGGCATTGTTAAAATCTTTACCCACAGACTGTGGGACGCCTGCTTTCTTAGCAAACGCTGGGTTGTTAGCCACCGCTGCCATGAAATTATGTTGCTTCTTACTTGTGCTCGGCATCATTTCCCCGCTTGAAGAAGCTGGTCAATTTTTGCTTCAAGCTTGTTAAAGCGTTGGTCAATGTGGTTAGTAATTCTGTCAATTTCTGCTTGAGTAACGTTATCACGGGCAACCTCCTCGCGTGTTTTGTTTAACAGGATCGTGACACGAGCCAGTTCTCTGAACTTTTCATTGGCTATATACGCTAACACTGCAATTAACAGTGATATTGAGGATAGCCAAACGGTGTTTATATCTAACAATTCCATGCCCTCAATGCCTTGTTAATACGTGAGTCCGGATCGTTGGCGGTCTTGGCAGAGGTTAGCTTCTTTTTCATCCCGCCCATCCTCGCACAGAAAGAGTCTCGCCGGGAGCCGCCTTCTGGCTGGGGAGGTTTCAAGTTCATACCTTGCGCTTTCGCGGAGGCCCGACCCTTGGCGTTCAAGCCGCCCTTCTCGGACTTGCCTTCTTTCCTCTGCCATGCTGGACTCTTAGCCATAATAAATCTGCACCGAATCGATGTTGGTCATCAGTGCATAAATGCCGTTGACCGCCAGAACACCTTCGCCCGGAATAAACGGTGCGTTACTAAAAGTATCAGTGCCGTCTATTTCGTAAGTCATCAGCCACCGACCACCGCCACTTACATACGAAGCCGCAGTAGAAGTGATTGTTCCGGTGTTAATGTCTGTTAGCGTAAATGTGCTTGACGAAGCAACAGTGATAACATAGTTGCCATCTGTTGCAGACTGACTTGTATTGCTGTCAAAGTGAATACCAACAACATTGCCCGTAGACAGGCCGTGAGCAGTTTTTGTTACCGTTACAGTTGTACCAGAACGAGCGTATGTAACGCTAGAAGTTACTGGAACAGAAGCTGTATCAAACAACACGACAGTGCCATCCGTGCCAGAACC